ATCTAGTCCTTTGATAAACTCGATGTCCATTTCGTTATCGCCAGTTTCCTGACAGTTAAAATCTTCTATCTTAAAATATTTATACTTTTGCATTATTTACCTAGCTTGTTTTTAAGTTTCATAAATTGACCTGCGCCTTTGACTCCAAATGATGCAGTTACACCGACGCCTAGCAGATAGCTGAACCACTCAGGAAGACTATTGAGAACCGTAAAGCCATACTCCACGCGAGCTATAATTTCAGGGTTATTGGTAACTGCGCCATACATAATTGCAATAACGGGGGACGTTAATAAAATAATTAGATATTCGTCTTTCCACGAGTCCCCAGAGGCTGCTGCCATCTTAGATTCCCAATCAACATCACCGCTAATTTGGGTCATCTTGCTTTCATGGATAGCTTGCTTTTCAGCCCCTTTATTCTTTAAGTAGGTGCTGCCAAGATTTGTAATTCCATTAACTATTGCTCCTATCATAAATTTTACCTCACGCTAGTGTATAAACAAGCAGCTTTTCAGCCTTACCTTTTGCCTCAATCGGAGGCAATTCTTTCAAGCTACTGCCAGAGCGTTGCTTCGTGCTGATCCCTATTAACACATCAACCTCTGCTGCTTTCGTCCCAGATTCTAACCGGGCAGCAATATTGACGGCATCACCTATGGCCGTATAGTCAAACCTCTGGTCGCTGCCCATGTTGCCAATGATCGCATCACCGCTATTAATGCCTATCCCTATCTGGATCGGTGGTAATCCTTTCGCCGTAAACTCTTTGTTCAGTTCTTCCATGTTGATTTGAATCTGCTTGGCGCATTTGATAGCCCAATCTTCGTGATTTTCCAAGGCTAAAGGCGCACCAAATATTGCCATCATTGCATCGCCAATGTACTTATCGACCATGCCGTGACACTCAGCGACTGCGGATTGCTGTGCGGTCAAGGCTCGATTCATTATATAAGCAACCTCTTCCGGGCTTACCCTTTCAGACAGTGCTGTAAAGCCCCTAACATCTGTAAATAAGAACGTGCAGTATCGCTTCTCACCTCCCAGCTTTAAGAGGCCGGGGTTGTCCTGTAACCGTTTAACCTGGCGAGGGTCTAAATAGTGTTCAAACTGCTTTTTGATTAACTGTCTTAGCTTGTATTGCTCTTTGTAATTAAGATAGAACGTGGCTGCTGCGACCACGAACTGAGAGATCATTGCCCAGGTTACGTCTATTAAAATGCCTCGCTGTATGAGGTAAACACCAAACGCGCCCATTGCTGTGATTGAGCCCGCCGATAACGCTAGGCCAAGATAGACACCAAGATAGTTAATAAACAAAAATACCAGCACCACACCAACAGTAAAGATCAATATCTCGTACAGTAAAGCGCTCTGCGGTATCATCGGCATCGGCTTGTTAGACGCGTGTAATATCGTTTCTAAGAGCGATGCTTGAATCTGATGCGGATATACCAACCCGATAGGCGTTGCGATTTGAGGTAGTATTCCTTTGGCTGTCGTGCCGACAATAACCATCTTTCCCGCAACATCCATTTTATTAAGGGAAGTGGTGTCTGTTTGTATCCAATTGACCCAAACTCTGCCATTAGTGTCTGTTGGAATAGGGTTTAGCTGCTTGACGCGTACCTCTTGAATGCCATTAGCGTTAGTTTTAATAACGTAAGTGCTTGTCCCTGTAACAGCTTTGAGTAGCTGCATGCCGAAACTGGCAATCCATCCATCATTAGACCGCATTAACAAAGGCATACGTCTAACAAGATTATCAACGTCCACCGGGGCTGAGACTATCCCTTGAAGGGCTACATCTCTTAATGGCTTTATGTTCTGCGTAACGCCTTGAGCCCGTATACCGCCCACATCATCACCAAGAATAACCGTTCCTTCGGTCTTGGGTGTGTCTTTAAATCCATCAGTCTCAAACATGGCGATGACACTAGTGTTATAAGAGAGAGCCTCCGCAAAAGCCGCATCACCCCCGAACCGATCTGGCTCACTAAAGACTGCAACCCAAGATACTGAGGCTGCCCCGGCATTCAATAGATCAACATGAATCTCAGCGAGTCTTTGACGAGGGAAAGGCCAACCGCCTTCCTGGTGAATATTATCCTCTGTCAGATTCAGCACTACCAGATTGCCAGTAGGCTCTTGAGTCTGCACCAAAGCATCAAAGGTTCTTAGCTTTATAACCTCAAGCAAGGTGGGCTGATAGATTAAAAGAGAAAACAACAGCGCAACAACAGCCCCTATAATCGTCTTTTTCATTATCCTTCCTGCAATATCCTAATGGTTGAGTCACCACCATTAATCTTAATTTTATTTGAAATTCCGTCTTGAATCAGGATCACGGTATACCCCCCAGCAATGTCTAAATCGAGCCTTGTATATTCGCTCACGTTTCTCATTAGGCTGATTGTTTGACCTGTAATTAGAGTAGTGATCTGGGTTTCGGCATCAGCGCCCAAGGTTGTCCCGGCTATCGTGACACCTGAGACTTGTTTTAATTTATCCTCCTCCTCGTTTATCGCTAGTGCATCTAGAATGTTAAGTAAATCCTCCAGATAATTGACGTCTAAGAAATTTATGTCCAGCTCGGTAAATTCAAGGCTATCATCAGACAGAAAATCCTGCTCTAAATAGTCAATATCTAGTCCGTTAAAGTCTAGTATATTTGCCACCTTAGTTGTGCGTTCTTCCGTTATTACCGTTTCTTTTTTTGGGGGTGTAACGATTAGCATGTTGTCAATGAAATCAAGCGTAAGGTCTAAGATGACAGGCTTGCTTGGTGCAGATTCAAACACTGAGACTGTTGTGGCCTCATACGGTTTGTTGAGCAAGACAGCACCCATTGCTGTGATTACCTCAATCTCACCACTCGACACACCGTATTGATCTGGCAATAGGATGATGAGACTGCGGCCTAACTCATCCACTGTTGCAGTGAAGTCTGTCCCACGAATAGCGATATCAGCAGTTGGAGTTTTTAGTGCGATGTTGCGTTTATCTATCTTGCCTAACGTGCCACTAATAAACCTTGCTGTGCCAAGACCAAACGTCAGCGCCATCTTTGACTTGCTGGGGTCTGGATCAAAAATGTATTCGTCTATCGTAAGCTGGCTATGCTCTGTTAGCTTCACCGTTGAGTCATCAAGAAAGGTTATCGCCATTCTGCCGTTGCTAGTAACAGCTTGATCATTGCTTTGGATTGAGAACGCTAAGTCTGCATTGTTAGCCGATGTCCCTCGCTTAATTTGAGCGTATCCAGAAACCTCAGAGACTCCCCCAATATCAGCAGCCGAGGCTTGAGCCTTGATCGTTTTGAATGACACAAACAGTACCAGAAGAACCAACAGAGGTAATCTTGAGCCAGTCATTATCTTGGGTTGAAAGCTGCTGTACATTGAATGTCCTCGATCCGCCAGTGTGGTCGAGGTAGAAGTAACCTCCTGCCGATGCAGTAACGCCTGCTCCTGTGTAGGTCACAGTGTTATCACTGCCGTCTATATCCATAAAGTTTGTCGCGCCATCAATATTTATATTTGAGGTAATCGTGTTGTTAGAGCCTTGTATTATCCAATCTAAATCTAAGGTAGCCGCTAGTGCTGAAGTCCCTTGATTAAGAGTCATTGTGTTAGATGCGCCTGTCACCGCGACTTGATGGTTACTAGAATCAGCACCATAGGTATTTGTGGGGTCTACTTGGATCGTAAACAGGTTAGTTGAACCAGTGAAGTTGTAGTTACCAGTAAAGCTATCTGCCCAAATATCACCAAAGAACTTGTTGGTTGCGCCTATCATATTTATATCCAAAACCATAGAATTCCCATCTAAGTCAAGTGGCGTAAGGCTTCCAGCCGATGAGCTAAGACCGCCAATTAAGTTACTGATACCTAACTGCTCGACGTCTATCGAGGCCGTAGCCCCTGCCTGGGAAATGTATATTTCATTGTCGGCAGCCAGCACCGCAGTGCTTAAAAGTGACAAGGATAATAATACTTTATTCATCTTTTTCATAAGCCCAAAACCCTCTTGTAAAACCAATGTTCATTAACTCCAATACAGCTTGCTCGATGGCTTTCATCAGAGCGATTGTGCTGCTCTCGTTAGATGAATTCCCTGCCTCAATCTCAATTAATTCCGTTCCCATTTCAATGAAACGAAAGACATCCTCCGACTGAGCATAGGAGTAAACTGTTTTCTGCGACATAACCTCAGACAGTATCTCGCCAGTGGCTACTGATACCATTCGTAAGCTGACTGTAATGTTGTCCTTTCTGTACTGTGCGCTCTTGCCAATACCTAAATACCTTGCACCTATTCCCCCGGTCTTTAGATTTGACTCATACGATATGACAGCACCTTCAAACAAGACACCAGCAAACAACAATGGTGGTACTTTGTTAGTCTCACCACCAGGGGATAACTGCTCACGCGCTGATCGTATTAACTGCCTTTCTTTTGTAAGGTTATCTAAGCCCACCCTTTCCACTACTCGAAAGAATTTGCCTCCGCTTGCGTGTTTTAAGGCGCGTATAAGGAGGGCGCTAGGTTGCTGTGTAACGGCTGTTGAGAATAGAGCGAATGAGCTATTGCTTTTGCGCTGCCCTGTCTGATCTGTAAAGGAGGACGGATATACAGCGACTACTGGCTGTACGGCTGGAGGTTTAGCGTTGACCAGAGCCGTAGTTTGCAGATCGGTAATCTTTGACACATCGTTAGCTTTAAATCTTTGCTCAAAGGTATCATCAAACTGGTCAACAATTGAACAGCTAGAAACTAAAAGAACCGACAGGAAGTGTAATGGTAGTTTCATTGCCATCGGCATCCGTTATTATCAAAGTTATGAAATCGCCATCCACAAAGTACTGGATAGTGTTGCCCTCTAGTTCAAGTATCCCTTCGGTGGACATAGTTTCACCGAACAGGTTATTGACTAGCTGCCTAGATAGCTCCGCGTAGATCCGAGATTCAAGATTGCGGATAAACCTGGCGAGTGTGGTGTTCTCAGCATCTCGCTCAAGCTCCTCTTGGTACGCTTTTATTTCATCAGCTATGTCGCTTTTTCGGCTAAATTCTTGGTTTTCTATGGTTAACCAGTGCGACGAGGTATTTTGTCCGTTGAAGGAAGGTGATTTAAACTTATGAGTCATCTGATCGGCAGTGATTGGTATTGTTATCCATAGCAATGTGCTTGCGATAATCTTAGTCCTTTCGCTGGTCATCTCTATCTGCCTTTGCAATTCGATCAGTTTGTAACAATTGTGGTACACCTAATACGGTCTTGAGCAGAACATCTTGGCGTATGATTTCATTATCGACAGAGCGTACTCGATCTATTAAAGCAATCAGTATTCCATGCTGTCCGTCTAATTTTCCACCCAACCGCTGTTCCAGGTTACTTATCTGCTCAACTAGCTTGTCATCTAACGTATCTACCTTTGTCTCTAAGCCATCAATAATACGATTAATAAGTTTCCAAATAAATAAACCTAAGCCCAAAGCGGCAGCGATAGGAAAGCCCACCTCATTAATCAGCTTAACGACACTATCCATAAGTTACTCTACAGCCACTTGCCGATGGCTACCGCCGCTAAAATAAACGGGTAGACGCCAAAGATGAGGCGCTCTATTTTGTCAAATCTTGCGTTGCCTGACTCCAAGCGCGTCTGGATATGCTCATACCGCAGCGCACACTCTTTTTCGTGGATCATTAACGATTCCTTGTTAGTTGCCATCAGTAGCTTCCTTTCCACACGCGAAATGCATCAAACTCACCTGATAGCATTTTCTTGCGAATTAGGTCTTTTTTAGCCTCGGTATCACTCCAAGACAAGCCAGCTTCTTTCATCCACTGAACGACGAGATGAACAGGTATTCTGCCGACTAAACGATTCTCGCCCGTTTGCCCTAGCCCCTGATCTCTAATTTGTTTGGCTTCTTCAATATATACGTCATTATCAAATGTCTTCTGAATTTCAATCCCTTTCTCGGTAGGGATAATCTTTTCTTTGATCAGCATTACTTTTTCCTTCTCTTCTTAGCGGGAGTTTTTTTTGCTTTTGCCGCTGCCGTTTTACCTGCTGTCGTGTATGCGTACTTTTTACCTTTGACCATTGGCATAATTATTTGCTCCTCGATTAAAAAACCCCACCCCCGAAAGGGTGAGGCTAATTTACAGCGTAGTTACGTTATTTTAAGAAACAGCTAGGTCAGCAATAAGACCGCTGGCAGCTTCATTCTTACATACGAGCGTAAGCTCCGTGACCACTTGACGAGTAGAGTTATCGCCATTTTTGGCAAGTTCTACGTTCTTGGTTGGACGCAAGACTGCTACGTTCCACATATCATTCTGAGCAATCAGAATGTCTCGACCGCGTATCAGGCGGCTTGGTTGAAATTCAACCGTACCCCAGGGCGTTACATAAACGTCGAGTGACTTAACTACTTTCGCATCACCAGCCTGAACAGTTGACCGCTGGTTGTTGTTACCAGTAAAGCCTAGCGCAATGTTCATTTGGTAAGGAGACAGATAAACAGTATCTGGGTTACCACCAGCAGTCCAAATGCTCTGCATAGTTGCATCAAAGATAGCTTGCGTAAGATCACGAGGAGTACCGTCATCTGTACGAGCGCCGCCAGTGCCGTTTGGAGCTGCACCAGAGTTTCCAGACGCAAAGCTGTCATTAGTAGTTAACCAAATTGGCGCACCACCTAGCTCACGAGCAGCGCTTGCACTACCTGCGACTACAGCGTTATTGGCAAACAAAGCCAATTCTATGTCCAATTTTTGCTCTTTTGCGACCTTAATGACTTGGTACGCCATCTCGCTATTCTTACCTGCTTTTGACAAGCCTGCATCAGTATCAGGAACCACTACAGCGTTCTTGAAAATCTGAGTTCGGTTACCTAAACGGGTGGTAGCTGTACGAGCTTCTGCGGCGGTTGCATCGCCTTCAATGTGAGCATTGGCTCCAGCAGCGCGCAATGAGTCAGTTTGATACTCATGCAAAGTAGCAGTTGCTTTTGTTTTTTTACAAGCAGAAAAAAACGGGGTGTCTTCGGGACTTACCGATTCTATAATTCCACTTAAGTCCTCTTTTATTGAATTTGCTCCGTCATAGGAGTCAAACGTATTTGATGGTTGTGCCATGATAATTTCCTCAATAAAGGTTTAGCCCAAGATTAACGCGACCGCGTCATCAATTGAGCCTGAGTTTTTCAGTCTATTTTGCTTATTCCGAATTTCTTTAGCGCCTGACTTTACTTTTTTAGACCCTGCTTTTAACGGCTGCGTTCTCTTTTTGTGAGTCGCCTTTTCAACGGCCTTGCTTTTACCTGCTACAATTTCTCGATACTTTCTAGCATCCTCCAAAACTCGGATAGCCCGGTGATCCACAATCGTTGATATCTCGTCCGGCGAATAACCGTACTCGTTACCGACCGCAAGCATCTGCTCCTTCATTACCTTCCCCTTGGTGGGGTCTTTCAAGTCAGGCATGATCTCTAAGAGCTTAGACATCTCTTGGTTTCGATGGGCTTCTAGGGCTATATTTTGGGCGTGTAGCTGGTCTTGAGCGACCTGTTGATATTGCTGCATCTCACCTTGATAGGCTTGCATATCATGCTCAAACCGGGCATTAGCTTCGACGTATCCGATTGGATCGGTGTCTAACATGGCTAGGTCTGGCTTAATAGGCTGGCGAGCAGCGCCTCCGCTTTGCAATTTCTGAAAAAGGTCTGTCACTTGCTGACGAGATTCCAGTAATGCGTTATAAACATCCTCAGTCTGCTTTCGCGCCTGAGCGTTCTCCTGCATACCTTTCTGAACAAACTTCTGACCGGAGAAACCTTGCTTGAGTTCGTCGAGAGTTACAGCCTTTTCTTCACCGTCTATTTTGACAGTGAAAGTCTGACTCTCAGGAACGGCATCGTCTTCGTCTTCGTCGTCCTCACTAATATCGTCTTCTTCTTCGTCTTCATTTTCATCCTGCGATTCAGGCTCCTCCTCGTCGGGCTCTTCAGTCTCAGGTTCGGTATTTTCAACCTCCTCCTCAACCTCCGCTTCCTCTGTTTTGGGTTGCTCTAAGATCGCTTCTGCGGCAGATTCAATGCTGCCATCCATTATTGCTTCAGTCGTTTCCACGGTACTGTTTCCTTTTATTTTCAACCAAATCGTTCAGTTTAACTGCGTTGATTGTGGTCTCTAAAGTGTTGAGCGCATCAATTAAATTCCGCGCTCGGTTAATCGCCTCATCGTCACGAGACTGCTCCAGAAAGACGCTAACAGCGCCATCCCTGACATCCTGTAAAAGCTCAATAAATACATCATCACCCGCGAGGCGGGCGTATCGTTGAGCCTTTTCTCTTACACTCAAAATCTACCGCCTGTTACCGCCTGGGCTGGTGATTCTTGTGGGTAACGTGGGACTGCTTGGGCTTGCTTCACCCCTGCGACATCCACGTTGGTTTGATACTTGCCGTATATCTCAGCCGCTTTTACTAACAGGTCTTGGTCCATCTGATCACGCTCTCGATCGTCCTTTGCTACTGCTTTCTGTGCGTCTATCTGAATTCGGGCCATGTCACTCTGAGATTTGGCTTGGGCCTTTAATTGCTCTGCCTGAAGATAGGCGGTTGACTGATCCATTGGCTGCTCACCCTGCTGGCTTTGTGACTGCATCTGCATCTCTTGTTCTACAGTCATCGGCTTAAAGTAACGATCAATGTTGCGTAGGCCACCCAGCGCCAACATATCGGCGAGTGTGTTCCTGATCTCCGTCATACCGACCAGGCCATTACCGACACCGTAATTGGTAAAGATTTGCACCTGCATGTCCAGGGCTTGCTGAAGCGCCATTAAGCGCTCACCCTCTTTGCCCGTACCCAGACCCACATTGACCGTAACGTCCATCTCTTTATTCCAAGAGCGTGGATCAACCGGCATATAATCGCCGCCTGAAATGGCCATCATCTCGACCTTATCGCAGTTCTCAATGGTCAGCTTGAGCATCAACTTGAACAGTTGTGTCACACCACCCTCGGCTAAGTTTCTTGCCATCACCTCAATCTGTGTGGCTGCCCCTTGGATAGTGGCGTTAACAGCCGTGGCCGTTGTCCCAGTCAAGGCGTTAGCGTCTAAACCTGAAGAGGCTGCGGATACGCCAGTCTTATGATCGATCTGCGTATCTAAATACTCAACCGCTATTAGCGTCTGACCCGCAACAAAGGGAACCGTCAAAGGATTAATGGCACCACTTTGCTTGGTCCTAACTACACCGCCAATCTCGTTATTTAAGAAGTCATCAACATTGACCTGACCCTCGACGATTTCAGTCCGAGGGTTGTTGGTCAGTGCGACGTTATCTAACACGCCTCTAAGCATTGCAGTTGAAGCGTCTTGCTCTGAGAATAGGATGTCAGCTAATGAATTTCCTACCCAGGTGTGCGCCTCTGGATCATGCTGAAACATGGCAAAGGGAAGGTCACCCCAAGGCTCATAATCAAGCAGTTCATCAGAGCCACCACCGAGCAGAATCTTGTGCATGACCGGGACACCAGTGCCGTCCACATCAATCTTCATGTAGACCTCAGAAACCGCGACCTTTTTCATCGACGGATCAAGGGGCTGCTCTTCGTTGCCAAAGCTAAAGTTCTGTCTTTCAAAACGCTCTTCATCAGCAAAGTTATCGGTCTCCACGCTAGACAGTTCAGAGACAACGTCAAAGTCATATCCCATCGCTACCAGGTCACCTACCCGCATATCACGCTTATGGGCCACACAATAGGCATCCTCAATAGAGGTGGCATCAGAGGAGACAAAGAACTCTTCTGGCGGCAGGGTGTCGATGACAAGATCGCCGTACTCTTCGGTGACCGATATCTTTACATCATGGCTAGAGCGCTGTTGCTCCATACCCATCTCGTCAATATCGATCTCGATGTTCTCTGAGTGTTCAATAACCTCTACTCGCGGATCATTGACAATGAGACTAAACTGCTCATCAGGTAGGTCTTGGTGGTCATAGGTCTCGCTCTTCTTTTCTACATCCCAATAGCACTTCACAACACCGCATTTTTTAAGCAGCGAGTCGCTAAACGCTTCCTGTAGAATTCGGTAACCACCGAGTTGATTGAACTTATAGTTAACGTATTTTGTCGCTTGCTCACTGAACTGAGCGTCCTCTGGCCCCATTGGAGCAAACTCAACAGGCTTGTCTGTGGATAAAAACACCCGCATAAGACTTGGCTTAATAGCGCGTATCTTGTCCCTAATCTTGGTGGCCACAACCTTTGATCGACCATCCTCTTCACCGATGTCTACATGACCATCATAGTAGCGTTGCGCCTTGAGTCGATTATCGACGATCTCTGAATTAACAAAGTCTTCCGCATTGTCTACCGCGTCTGAAGCAATTTGCTTGATGTCATCGTCGGTCAGTTTTTTAAGTTCCATATGTTTTTCCACGAGAAAGACCGCCAACAAAGGCGGTTAAGGGATAAGTTTGGGTTACATCTTTAGTCTAAAAGTCTTCTAATATGCCGGGAGATTGCCGACGAACGATATTTTGCCCACCAATTTCCATATTTTGCGCAATTCGGATTATTCTTTTGTTTAATTCACCCACTGTCGTGTTGTCAGCCAATGCCCGACGCACAAACTCAGGGTCTTCTGAAAACAATACCTTTACCACTGACTGTAGCTGCTTGTCATTTAACCCTAAGTCTTTTGGCTTTAATTTGTTCATTAAGGAAAGCACTGCACCAGGTAAATCACCACGCGCTAATTGAACCCCCACACCAGCGGTTCCTACGGCGTCAAGTTCATTGCCAGCGGCCTCTGCAAATTGAGTGATGGCACCACCGGCTGGTTTGACCTTTTGATTAACCTGATTGGCCATACCATAACGGCCCAAGCGTTCAATCACATCATCTGCCTGATTCTCTGGCAAGATTTCTTTCATGAGCGCGTTAGGGGTACGATTTGAAACATCAAGGCCACCCGCCTGTGCGCTCCAATTACCACCGCCATCTGAAAACCTCTTGTTAACCGCATTGTGCATGCCCGCCCTAAAACCAGCTAACTGCTCCGGGTTTGTTAAGGTGTCCATTGCAACCGCAACCTCGTCTGAACTCTTGCTAGACATTTGCCTACCCAGCCTAATTGCAGCTTCCACGGCCTCACGGTCAGCAAAGGAACCTCGAACCGCTGCAAGATCAGGGCTGAATTTATCAATATCGCTCCTAACAGCAATTTCTGCTTTGTTATAATTAAAGCCTGGCGTGTTGCGCTTGTTGGGGGATTCAAAGATCATGCTCGCAGTTTCTTTAAGGTTACGCCTAAAGCCCTCGGCATCGGCTAAAGTAATAGGTCGTAGTAGTTCAAGGGTCTCAGTACCATCCTCATTCTTAACCATTTTAAACAATTGCTGATACCTTGGGTTGGCTAATCGGGCTGACTCAAAGTCCTCAACAAACATTTTTCGGACCTGGGGGTTAACTCGCATCATGCCCACTATACGGTCGCTAAGTCTTTTGGGTATGGCTTTAGATTGTGCATAGATGCTCTCGTATTGAGCCGCTTGATCAGCCTTTAACTCTTCATCGGTGCTTTTTAAAACCCTGCGAACATTTTGCCCTGATTGGCCCGGCACTAATGCCTCATCTAGCGCCTCTTTAGCGCTGCCTCGCGTTTGCTCTGCACGAATCCTAGCAGCGTTCTTTATGTCGCCAGACGCATCGCCCCCCTTACTTGCGATAACCCTTAAACTTGCCAATAATTGCTCATCTTCTGACATTACAGCACCATTTCTGATGTCCTCAAGTGTCTCATCGAGACTTTTTCCAGTGCGCTTCATTAAGTCATTGAGGTACTCTTGTACCTTCCCGGCGTAACCATCCCCATATTTATTTCTAATCGCGTTGACACCCTTATCGTAAAGCGACCCTGCGCCTCTAGCCGCTCCTCTAAGAATCTCACCACCAGCCATCGCCGCTACCGCACCCTTTCCTGCATCGTAGGCCAAGCCAAGTGGGTTATCAGTAAGCCCTTGTTCAGAGTATCCTGTGCCAGCGGCAGTACCTACCTTTCCTGCAGTTAAAAGACGATTTCCTAAATTGCCGAGTCGCACTGCATTAGCCACACCAGCGGGGGCACCGACACCCGTCATCATGGCGATCACTGTAGGAATTAACCCCCCCACGATCTCGCTAGTGATGCCAACGCCGGGGTTCTCACTTTGGAACTGCTTTATCTTTGCTCGAGCGATACCGCGCGCTTGTTGATAGGTCTTTGGGTCATCACTAAGCTGAGAAAGACCGCTGTTGATCGCCCCCTCAATCTCGTCAACAGCCCCTAAAGACAACCCACTTAATGTCGATCGCAACAAATTACCGGCATAGTTTCCTTTTGGCGCATCAACAGGCACGACTTCTGGTTGAACAATGTTCCTTTTTGGAGGGGGTAGACTCGCTAAGATGTCTTCTTGTTCTTTACTCATTGCGTAACTCCAAATGCTTGGCGTTGCTTAAAGGTCAAACTCTCCCAAAGTTCCTGAACGCTTTCCCCTCGCGCGAGAGCAGCAGCCTCAAGCCTGGCGTTACTCGCTGGCGGTTGGTTCAGTGCAGCATGGGCATCATATTCTTCCTTTTCCTCGCGGACCCATTGCGTATAGCCAATACCAGAGTTTAAGTGGGCAGCTTTCTTCAGTAAGGCGCCTCTCATCTTCTCTTGAGCGGCAAGTTTGTCCTTAATATATATAATGGTTTCTGCTTCAGGTAAGTTCTGCGGCAAGCCAATTGAAAGAGCCAACCTTAATTCAGCGGCACTCAAGGCACCAAAGGTGGCCGAGTTAATAACATCAATACCCATCTCTCTAGCGATAGTTTCAAACATTTGCTTGTTTGCATTAAATGTTGGCAGATATTGTGAGATGAAACCAGTTATGTTGTCGCCAGTTTTTAACAGCTCTGTGGCTCGTCTAAGACTGACCATTTGCTGATTAATCTGCTCATAACTGCTGTAGTATTCATCAGCCTTATCCCTTGCTTTTTCAATGTCGGCAATTTTGAGTGCAGAGGCACCTTCATTTTCAGCTTTCTCTCTGTCGGTTAACTGACTACCGCCCAACTTAACCATTTTGTATGACTTCGAATTAGGGTCATAGTCGTAGGTATACTGACCACCTTTAGGGACAACAACTACACCATTTTCTAGAATATCCGTTTGCGCCACCTGTACCGAACCAATGTTCTTGCTCATATGGTCGGGCTTAAACTGATTAGTCAGGAAGGCACTCAAAATGTCCTTGGTCATACCAGGATTAGCCTGAATAGCCGCCAATGCCTGTGCAGCCATCGGATTACCCGTCTGAGTCTTTAGATAGGCAATCGTTGAGTTAGCGTCAAGTCCTGCGGTACGCCGAGCTTGAGATTGCTTAATCGTATCTGCTGCTGATGCCGCTATCCCCGAATCCGGGTTCAGACGCATAGAGTTCAAGCCCATCTGTAATCGAGCCATCTTCTCTGGGTCAGACCTAAAGTTCTGTATACCGGCGCCCATCCTTGCCAATAAGCCTTGAGGGGCCTGTGGTGCGGCGGCTGGTGGTGCCATTGAGGGCGTGTTGGAAGCGGGTCTTGCTTGTACAGCGGCCCTAAAGCCTGGGCTATTCATCAACTGTATCTGCTTCATTTGTTCTGGTGTCATCATCCACCTCCCATCATTTTCATTATCATTTCTGCCATTTTTGCTTTTTTATCTTCATCGTCGGACTGAGGCTCTCCCATCTGACTAACCAGCCCCTGACCATACGCTGCCATCGGAATAGAACTTGGCTGCATAGGCCCACCGCCGCGCTGAACAGGATCAATGCCTGGAGCAGCAAATCCTTGGGTATATCCTTGGGCACTCTGACCGAGCTGTTGAAGATAGGGCTGCATCTGGTCCATCATCGTTTGAGGAACTTCAGGTGCTGCAACCGCTGGTGGAGGAACATTAATCGCTGGTGGCGTCATTGTGCTGTTTAGGTCTTTCTCAGCGTTTTGCTTAATAAACAGTTGCTGGGCTATTTTCCGCATTTTCTCTTCATCATCATTTTCTATGCTGTACATAGTTACATTCCTGCGCCGAGTGTTAGGTAATCAAACAACCCTGGCTGCTTGCTGGTGGTGGTAGTTTGAGGGACCGGTGAGGCACCCAATGCCTGAGATAGCAGCCCAATAGACTGATAAGGTGAGTTGGTGTACTGACTAAACTGGTTCTTAGCGGCATCAATTAATAGCTGGTTCATACCCTGCTTCATGGCACCGTCTTGGGCAAGGTTACCGCTTACTGTCTGGCCCATACCAAAGCCTAGATTGGATAAATTACCTAACTGATTACCCGCTGATAGGCGCTGCTGTGATCCAGCCAGCCCAGCGTTTTGATTAGCCATTTGCGCTGCCTGACGCGCACCGGCATTAAACTGACCTGCGTTGTTGTAGGCCGACTGATTCGCTAACCCTGATGTGTTCCTTGCCTGTGCCCCAAACTGACCCGCATTGTTAAACGCTGCCTGATTGGCTAGATTGGCTGTATTACCTGCCTGAGATCCAAACTGACGCGCTTGATTTAAAGACGCCTGGTTAGCCAACCCTGATGTGTTACCCGCTTGGGCACCAAACTGATTTGCAGCTTGTTGTTGTGCAGAGGCTTGTTGTGACGCCTGATTACCCGCCGTTGCGCCGAACTGAGAGGCTTGATTGCCCGCCATCTGGTTAGCCATTGCCCGCTGCTGTCCAAGATTAGCGTTTAACGTCCCCGCTTGTAAGTTCGCCCCTTGGTTTGCAAGGTCTCCTTGCATCGTGTTTTGGATGTCAGTCAGACCCATCTGCTGGGCGTTATTAAACCCAGATTGACGCAGTGCTGATGACGTTTTTGCGGCCTGGTCAAAGTAGTTACGATTGTTTTCAGACTCTCTTAAAGCATGACGAGCGCCACCATAGGCACCGGCGGCTGATGCGTTAGCGCCAATGTTTTGCTGCTGTAGCTGTCGAGAGCGATCTAGATCAGAGAGCGTGTTATCAATGACTTGCGTATCGTATTGGTTCATATAACGAGAAAGGTCGGTATTGCCGACTTGACCCGCTGTCACGCTGTCAGCACTAATCCCAGGGCGATCCGCAACACGTTCTGCGCCATAACCTTGAGAGTTAACACCGGCTGCATCAAAGCCTTGCCCATTGGTTCCCGCTGCTTGGTATCCTCTACCTGCTGCGCCAGCGGCATTGTAGCCTTGACCTCGAGAGAACCCTGCACGATAACCATTAGCGCCGACCGTACCCGGCTGAAATCCCATTTCTCTACGCGCACCACTGATTGAGTCATTAATGCCCGATGCTGCTGTTTGGTTAATGTTTGGGGCACGTTGTCCTGGTGGCTGTGGCTGTGGCTGTGGCTGTGGCTGTGGTGGATTATTAGTCAAAAGTGGTTGAGGTTGTCCGGGTTGTGGACCCCTCCAGCCTGGACCATCGCTTATGATCTCCGGACCACCAAAAGATCGTGGTTCTGTCGAACCCGCACTCCCCATAATTTGCTGGGGGGCAAAATTCCCGCCAAGATTTGGGTCAGAGTATAAAGATGCAGGGTCTACCTGTGGCTTCGGTCGGCCACCGTTCATTACTCCTGCTTGTAATGTGCCTTTTGCGCCGCCATTTGCCATGTTAAAACTTCCTTCTATTAGAATTTTGTAGCATTTTCGGAGAGAACATATCAAGACCTTGATTAATCACTGGACCCGAATCGTCGTATAAATCCCGTGGTGCTGGCTTTACCCCTGCGTTGGCCTGAAAACTATTAAATCTGCTGTCAATATCGCTTCTTAACTGTGAATCATCATAGCTAGGTACATTCTGTATTGCCGATTGATTGCCTCTAATTAAATCCATTATTCCTGAATCATCATAGGGCGCTGGGCCAGTAGGATTGAAATTATCGAACTGATTGCTCACCGACTCATTAGTGGCATAACCCGATAGGTCTGGTCCCTGTTGGTTAGCAAACAAGTCGTTTACCTGGTCCATTGTAAAATAGTTCGACATATCAGGGCCTGACGCTAACTGATGATCACCAGGCATACCACCAGGGTAATCAGGTCCATACGTATGACCGGGAGGGGTATAAGTGCTACCGCCACCCAAATTACTGCCGGGATTACCACCAGGATAACCACTTGGTCCACCGGGAGCGCCTGGGCCTATTCCTGGGTTGACACCTGGAAACCCTTGAAAGCCTGTCTCATTACCAAATAGGCTGCCATAAGCAGCAGCCTGTTCTGGGTTAGCGGCGTTCATGTCATTCACTGCCTGTTCGTACAGCGGAAACGAGGAGTAACCGGACATGCCATTATAATCCGTTGCCTGTGGCATACCGTCCATCGCGTTCATGCCTGGATCAACCAACCCAAAGGCAGAGGCTGCATCAATATTAGACTGCATGGCTTGCTGCTGTGGCTCTGTAAATCCAGCGACATCAGGCCCCATGTACGGCTGATAACCGATTTGCTGTACGTCCTCGGCCCTCGCCATGTTTCGCATTGAGGGTTGCTGAATCCAACTTGGAATCTCAACCTGTGATGTTTGGCTACCGCCTTTTCCACCTGACATATTAAATATCCTTAGAGAGTGTGGTGAACGCTTCGGTCCACCCTTTTGTTTTTAATACCCGAGACCAGCCCTTTCGACCGGCAATTGTCATACCTGAACAGCCCTGCGCCTTGGCAAACGCCAATGCTGAATCGTCCATGTCCACGATTTGATGCTTTTCTCCACCGGCTAGAAAGATATGAAATACCTTCTTGCGGGGAAAGATTATAATTTCAGTTACCGCACAACCTTTAGCGGCTGGCCAAAACTGCATGTGCCCACTTGCAATCCCCTCAACGATATCCTGGTATAAATGAGTCCCACCTGAATATTCCAGTGCAGCCTCTATCCACGGTCTACACCGATTAAGCTCATCACTTAGCGACATTTATTGCTCTATTCGGGTAATCGAAACCTGCACCGCAGGAATTGCGGGTATGGGTGAAGATGCGGCTGCATTAGGCAGCGTTAAGCCCGTATTAGACACTGAGTAGATAACCTTTAGATAATTGCCAGCAGCTACTGTTACAAGCGCCGTATGGCTGATTATATCGGCTCCAGCAACGGCCTTTCTAACAGCAAATCCATCGGTTCCGTTGACGTTAATCCACAGATACCCAATATAACTAGAGCTTGCTGTCGCTTGAGCGGTTACCGTAACGTGCAGCAGTCCGGCTTCGGTGCAGTCAATTTTGGTGGCGTCTGATCCATTAATCGCCAAGCCATTAACCTGCGTTGCACTGTTAAACGTAATTGGTGTGGCGGTGTTTGCATTTGAGGCCGTCTGAGTAGCCGTTGCATAGAATTGGCCGCAGCCTCCTTCCAATAGCATTTGCTTGTAGGCGTTACCTTTAGCGATCACCGGGTATCCAGTGCTATCCCAAAGCATGACGCCTTGAGATGCCGCAGAGTCGCCTGTTAAACGATAAACTAACTGTGATCGGGTAGACGATAGGTTATCAATTAGCCGCTTGCCCCATAACTTCCAATCAGGGCCAATCGGTTGTGGTAACTGAAAGCTCAACGTCTGCCTCCCTCAATTACGTTTAACCGCATCTTGCCTGCGCGCCAGTCTTTAAGGTCAGTGCCGTTTATCCGCATCCTTACCTGGCGACCTTGAAACCTTGCCCCGGTTGGATTGCCTAGCGTAAAGGGACCATGACTAGACTCTTCACCGTTAGGATAAAAGCGCGTCTTAAACGTCA